GAAAAGAAAAGAAAAGAAAATATAAATACTATTACTTCTGATAAATCAGAAGTTTCCGGTTCGGTTGAACCGGCTTCTGGAAAGAGTGATGAAATTGATTATGTTCAGATCGTGAATCTTTATCACGAATTGTGTCCATCGTTCCCGCGCATCATCAAAATCAGTCAGGCGCGAAAGGCGAAAATCCGAATCCGTTTCGTGGATGAAATGAAACAGGATTGGAATCTTCTTAAAAGCATATTCAGCGCAATGGAATCTTCCAAGTTCTTGCGCGGTGACAACAAGACCGGTTGGAAAGCAACTTTCGATTGGGTCTTTGAGAACTCAAAGAATTGGGTTAAGGTGGCAGAGGGCAATTATAATGACCGCCAGACCAAGACATCCCAGAATAACAGCGCAAATTCCGAATGGCAATGATTGATGTGAATTCCATAATCGAACAGTTGCACGAAAGGGGTTATTTCCCTACCGTGACACGCTACCGTTCAAGCCTTTCTTGGGAAGATGTAATTAAGGTTGCAACGGCAATCGGCAAGTCAAGAAATCCGCGATTTGTTCTGGATGAAGAAAACCGCTTCGTTTACGAAAATTTCGCTAAATGGCTTGTCTGTGACCCATCAATGGTGGCGTTGAATCCGGAACAACCCAATGAAACCGTTCCAGGTCGTTTGGAGAAAGGCATCTACATCGGTGGAAACACCGGTTCTGGAAAGTCTTGGTGTCTTGAAATTATGTGCGCCACATCACTTGCGTTGAAGTTTAAGGTCGGAATCGGCAAAGAAATGAACAATTTATATTGGGGAAATGTTCCGGCTGAAAATATCTGCAATGCATTTGTTCAGGATGGCTTCATATCAAGATACAAGTCAATGCCTATCATCGGAATCCAAGACCTTGGTCGTGAACCGGCGGAAAGTGTTTCAATGGGAAACCGAATGAATGTGCTTCAAACGCTTCTTGAATACAGAGGTGACCAGACAAACCAGATCACCTTGGTGACATCAAACTTACGCATTTCCGGCAACAAGATGGCTGAACGATACGGTGACCGTGTTGCATCACGCTTGGGTGAAATGTGCAATTATTATGAACTCAAAGGGAAAGACAGAAGAACCCTTACTTCAAATCTATAAATCTAATTTTCTATTTCTATGATTCAGATCGTACACAAAAGACAGGATGGCGTGCTTGCAGCCGAAACAACGCACATTGCCATCGAATTGAACCGGCAGCACAAGAACATCTTGAAGTCGGTAAGAAGATTGAAGTCAATTCCTGGTCTTGAAAATGACTTCATCGAAACATCCTACCGGGATTGTAATGGAAAGACCCAGACATCATATTGGGTGACAAAGAATGGCTTCATACAGCTTACAAAGACAATCCCGCACATCGAAGTTGAAAAGTCCGCAATCCTTGCCCAATACGATTGCAAGGATGCGCCAACGATACAGAAGCCGATTGATCTGTTCGAAAACGAAGATTTTGAACAGACACTTCCGGCAAATGAACCGGTCAAGGTTGCAGCACCTATCACGATGCAAGAATATCTGGAATTGATTGCACGAATTGATGAACTTGGCGGCAAGATTTCCCGCCTGTCAGCCATTGAAGAAAAGTTGGACTTCATCATCAGCAACGGCATCAAGGCGGGCGCAAGACCGGCAACAACGGAAAGAACAACCGTCAAGTTGTCCAACGACCCAATTTCCATTTCAGAACTTGCCAAGATGCTTTGTCAGGCGGGCGTTGACATCGGCGAAATGCGATTGTTCCAATGGATGCGCGACAAACAGTTCCTTTGCGCCTATGGTTCAGAATACAACTTGCCGCGCCAGAAGTATGTCGAACAAGGGTTGTTCGTGATAAGGTCATCCCGCGTTCAGCTTTCATCCGGAAGAATCATTGAGAAGAACACCACCAAGGTCACCGTCAAGGGTCAGGAATACTTCATCAACAAATTCCTATACGAACAAGCACAACACTAATCAACACAAATTATGATACCCAGAATGTATATCACCGGTCAAGGTACACCGGAAGATTTCCAGATCGTTGAAGATTTCCTTTCGGAATTGGACATCGAAGTTGTCAACCCATATAAGGTCGGCATCGAAATGGATGCACCTTGGCAGACAAGGTTTCTGGATGAACTGAAAGTCTTTGAGGGTTGCGAAATGCTTTTCCTTATGGACAAGTGGGATGAATGCCCGGCTTGCATCCATATCAAGTTGGAAGCGGAAAGAACCCAGAAAGACATCTGGCGCGAAAGCGTGATGAACCGTGAAAAGCGCGGGATGGAAGCCGTGAAGCACGCCATCTTCGATGTTCTCGGTGTTCCGTTTGGCGCGTATTCATCCAAGGGGCGCGATTACAAGAACCACTTGTTTCGGATGATATACATCAAGCATTGCCGGAAGTTCGGCATCAGCTTGCAGATCATTGGCAATTCCGTTCATCGTGACCATTCCACAATCATCCATTCGCTTGGTCTTTATGATGATGAATATCGGTTCAACCGTGATTTCCGGAAGATGGCTGATTCCGTCAATGACTATATGGAAAGAATGTATTACAACAACCCCAAAAACAATGAATAACAAACACAGATTCCCATACGCTTGGACTTTGGCGGATGCAAAATTCACCAAAGACCGGGGCAAGGTATTTTCGTGTTTTTCTTGTGGGGGGGGGTCATCAATGGGTTATAAATTAGCAAGTTACGATGTTATTGGTTGCAATGAAATCGACAAGCGAATGATGTACGCCTATTGTCAGAACCTGAACCCAAGAATGCCGTTCCTTGAACCGATTCAGACTTTCAAGATGCGTGATGACTTGCCGGAAGAACTTTATCAGTTGGACATCCTTGACGGTTCGCCGCCTTGCTCAACCTTTTCGATTGCCGGTGACCGCGAAGATGCGTGGGGTAAGATGAAGCATTTCAGAGAGGGGCAAGCGGAACAAGTTCTGGACACATTGTTCTTTGATTTCATTGATCTGGCGAAGAAACTTCAACCAAAGGTCGTTGTTGCCGAAAATGTGAAAGGTTTACTGATGGGAAACGCGATTGAATATGTCCGGAAGATACACGAAGAATTCGATGCCGCCGGTTATTATTGCCAACACTATCTGTTGAACGCATCCACAATGGGTGTTCCTCAAAGGCGGGAACGGGTGTTCTTCGTGTGCTTGCGAAAGGATCTGGCAACGCCGTTTCTCACACAAGTGAACTTGTTTGAAACCTTGCCGAAATTTGAAATGGAATTCGATGAAGAACCAATCTTCTACCGGAAATTTATGGATGATGATGAAAGTTATCCAATCCCGCCATCATACAGGAAATGTTGGGATAGGCGCGAATATGAAGATGCATCCCTTGCGGACATTTCAAAGCGGTGCTTTGGCGAAGATAAGTATTTCAATTGTTCCTTGCAGAAGCCGGACAAGGTGCTTTCAACTATTGCCGCCAAGCAAGAAGCAACGATTGCCTATCACAAACCGTGCTTCCTTTCAAACCGTGAAATCGTGCTTGGTTCGACATTCCCTTTGGACTACAATTTTTGTGGACAAAGACCCAATTACATTTGCGGAATGAGTGTGCCGCCGGTGATGATGGCTAATGTGGCAACCCAGATATGGGAACAATGGCTTTCCAAGCTGTAAGCCGATGTTCAAAATTTTTTTGAAATTCTATGTATTACTATAATTCACAAACGAAATGAAAATCTTATTTTTCGACCTTGAAACAACCGGAACGAATCCGGGCAAGAATGGCATCCACCAGATTTCTGGTGAAATCGTGATTGATGGCGTATCAAAGGAAAAGTTTGACTTCCGCGTGCGCCCAAATCCGAAAGCCTTGATTGAAGATGAAGCATTGCAAGTTGCCGGGGTTACCCGTGAACAGATCTTGGAATATCCGCCTATGGAAGAAATCCACAAACAGTTTCTTTCGATGATAGGCAAGTATGTGTCCAAGTATGATAAGAAAGACAAATTCTTCCTTGCGGGTTACAACAATGCGGCTTTTGACAATCAGTTCTTGCGTGGATTCTTCTTGCAGAACGGTGATGTGTATTTCGGTTCTTGGTTCTGGTCGAACTCCATTGATGTGATGGTTCTGGCAACGGAATATCTAATGGACAAGCGGGCGGAAATGGAGAACTTCAAGCTGTCAACCGTTGCAAGTTTCTTGGGTGTTTCAGTTGATGATGAATCATTGCACGATGCCTTTTATGACATCTATCTTACAAGGCAAGTGTATGACATCGTGACAAAGAAGAATGTTTTATTTTAGAGTTTGACCAAAATGAACTACCAGGAATTATCAGAGAAAGCGCACGCCAATGCCGTTGCGCACGGGTTCTGGAATGAACATAACAGCGCGGAACATTGCCTGATGCTGATTGTGACGGAGATTTCCGAAATGGTGGAAGCCGACCGGCACGCAAGGCACGCAGATCAATCACTTTACGAAATTGCCAAGGTCGAAGATAAGACCAAGGCTTTCGAACTCCACATCAAGGACACCGTTGAAGATGAAATGGCGGACATTGCCATCAGGCTTGCAGATCTTGCCGGAAATCTTCAAATCAATTTTTCGAAGTTGAACCCTTGCCGGTATTACCGGGCATTCAACCGATTCACATTCACCGAAAACGCATTTGCGCTTGTGAAAGGTCTGGCGCGTGGCAACATCGTTCTGGAAAAGCGCATTCAGTTCGGATTGGAATTCGTTGAATCGTTTGCCCGTTCACTTCGCATTCCGATTGATTGGCACATCCGTGAAAAAATGAAGTACAACGAAACAAGACCCGCCAAGCACGGGAAAGCCTATTGAGTTATGAAGTACCTTGTTTTATGGCGCAATCAATTGTCCGGCGAACAGAGTGCTTTTTACACCCGGTTCTTTGAAGCATCGAAGTTCGACCCAAACTTGGAAATGGTTGTCGTTGACACCACCAAGCATCTTGTCAGCTTTGATGGTGAAATGTGGCAAGACATCGAAGAAGATTCATTGTAAAAATCAATTCAATTATTATTCATTATGCTTAAATCAGAAGTAATCGGCAACATCGGAAGTGATGCCATCGTTAAACAGATCAACGGGCGCGATTATGTGTCGTTCTCCGTTGCGCATCAGCGTTCAAAGGAAGAAACCGTCTGGATTTCCGTCTTGTGGTACGGAAACGGCGGGAATCTTCTGCAATACCTAACAAGCGGAAAGCAAGTCTTTGTCCGGGGTGATATGGTTGTCAAGACATACACCGGTCGGAACAACGAATTCCGCGTTTCCCTGAACCTTAATGCCAACGAAGTGCAGCTTGTCGGCAACCGTCAGGAATCCCAGAGCCAACCGGCACAAGCACCGGTTCATCAGCAATCATATCAAGCACAACCATCAAGACCGGTCGCGCCAGATCCGAACAGCCTTGACCCGCAACAGGATGATTTGCCGTTCTAATGTCCGGATGTATGGAAAAGTATGATGTCGTTGTGGGCGTTGACCCGGATGCGGACAAGTCCGGCGTTGCGTTTCTGGAAGTGAGAACCCGCAAGTTGGAAGTCACGAACCTTGATTTCCCACACTTGCTTGATTACCTATCTTTCGCCAATAAAGCCGCCCAGATGAACAAGGCAAAGTTCATTGTCGTGGTGGAAGCCGGATGGATGGTCAACAAGTCGAACTTTCATCAGGCGCAAGGTCACCGGGCGGAACGGATTGCCAAGGATGTCGGTCGCAATCACGAAACGGGGCGCAAGATTGCTGAAATGTGCCGGTATTGGGGAATTCCCGTGCTTGAACACTTTCCGTTGAAGAAGATCTGGAAAGGCAAGGATGGCAAAATTACGATGGAAGAACTGTCGTACTTCACCGGCTTGACGGGTCGAACCAATCAAGATGCGCGTGATGCCGCCTTGCTTGCGTGGGAGTTTTCCGGGTTGCCGATTCGTGTCAAGGTTGGGCATTGTTGAAAAGAATTCCTTACTTAATTTTGATTTTGGGTGTATTATTGTAATGCACCCATTATTTTTGTGTTGCAAACACAAAATTTTCAGTACGATGGAAAAGATTATCAACATCCTAAAAGGGTTCGTGGCGTTCATCAAGGGTCACGGATTCCCGGCATTTGCCGGATTTTGCTTCGCCGTTCTCCATATCGGCGTGGTCGCATTCCTTTTCTACGACAAGCATTATTTGTTCGCCGTTGTCGCGGCAATCACGCTTGTACTTGGCATCATCCCATTCGCTTACGACTGCATCAAGGCAATGGCGGGTTCATCAACCAATAAAGACCAGGAGTGATGAAGCCGGTGGATTTCAAGGAATCAACAAAGGTGCTGACAAAGCCATCCCAGATGTCAGATTCGGAATGCGGTTCGCTTCCGGTATGGTCTAACACCAAGCAATGCATTTCTTGTTGGAAGATGTCATTCTGGGAAAGGATGGCTTGTCTTTTCACCGGAAAAGTGTGGTTGTCGGTTCTTTCCGGCACAACACAGCCGCCGGTTGCCGTGTCCGGTGTTTCATTCTTCGCCAGAACGCCGCTTTTAAGCCACATCAAGGCTTTCTTTGCCAACACCAAGGAAGATGTCCAACTTTTCCTTGAAAGGCTTGCAAACGCCGCGAAATCCGCCAAAGACAGGCGGCTTCTTGTTCCCGGCATTGTTGTCGGAATCATCGTTGCGGCAATTGCCGTTCTTCTGTTCAACATAATCTTCTGATGCTATGCCAAAAATCATCGAAACAAACATTGAAGCACTTGTTCCGGACAACCATAATTTCAACAAGGGAACGGAATTCGGCGGTCAGTTGATTGAAAAGTCCTTGCGCGAATTCGGTGCGGGTCGCGGAATAGTCGTGGACAAGAACAACCGAATCATTGCCGGAAACAAGACAACGGAAAACTTCGCCAACATCGGCTTGGATAAGGTTGTCATCGTTGAAACCACCGGTGACACACTTGTCGTGACCAGAAGAACCGATGTTGACCTTGATTCCAAAAGAGGTCGTGAAATGGCAGCCGCCGACAACGCTACATCAGCCGCCAATCTTTGTTGGGATGTTCCAGAAATAATGGCGCAATGCGAGAAGTTTGACATCAACCCAAAGGATTGGGCAATTGATGTCAAGGAAAGCGGTGCTTCATCCGAACAGGAACAGAAAAAGGTCATCAGCACAAAGTTGCTTGTTGACTGCAAGTCCGAAACCGAATTGTCATTGTTATTCAGTGAGTTACAAGATAGGGGGTTCAAGGTTGTCTTGAAGTAAAAGTTACGAAAGTGACTGAAACCCAATAAAAAACGCACGCGATATGGCAAAGTACAACCAAAAGACCGTCAACAAAATCATCGAATTGCTTTCTTCCGACACATACACCATCAAGGAAGTCTGCAAGATTGTTGGCATCACGACCAAATCTTTCCACGAATGGCGTGCGACCAAGCCGGAATTCGACCAGATGGTTGAAGATGCCCATAAAGCGCGGATGGACTTCTTTGTGGCGGAAGCCAAGAAGTCAATGTTGAAGAAAATTCGCGGTTACGAAGTGATGGAAACGCAAGTGACCACCGTTCCGGACAAGCAAGGACAACCGACCATCAAGGAACAAAAGACATACAAACGCCACATTGCGCCAGATACGGTTGCAATGATTTTCACATTGACCAACGGTGACCCTGAACATTGGAAGAACCGCCAGACCAACGAAATCACCGGCAAGAACGGCGGTGAATTGTTCAAGGGTGTTTCCGATGAAGAACTTGACAAGCGCATTGCGGACTTGCAGAAGAAATTGAACGATGCCGAATAAGGTTGACAGATCGGACAGGATTGCATTGTATCAGGCATTGCAAGAACGGCTTTTCCGCGAAAGCCGTAATGATCTGTTGCGCTTCACCCAAGCAACCTTTCCCGGATTCGAACCGGCGGACTTTCATCGGAAGTATTACAATGTACTGAATGACTTCGCACACGGCAATGTCAAGAAATTGATGGTCTTTATGCCGCCGCAACACGGAAAGTCAGAGGGTTCGACAAGGCGTTTACCCGCTTTCCTTGGCGGCTTGAATCCTGATTCACGCATTGCCATCATTTCCTATTCATCCACCAAGGCAATGAAGTTCAATCGTGAGATTCAGCGCATTGTTGACAGCGAAGAATATCACAACATCTTTCCGGACACTTGCCTTGCGGCATCCACATACGGCAATGATGACGGATCTGGATATGTCCGCACAACGGAAGAATGTGAATTCGTTGGGCATCGTGGCGGCTTCAAGACCGTTGGTGTCGGTGGTGCATTGACGGGTGAACCGGTGGACTTCCTGATTATTGATGACATCTACAAGGATGCCCAAAGCGCGTGGAGTGAACGAATTCGTGACAACATTCAAGATTGGTACGACACCGTTGCGGAAACGCGACTTCACAACGATTCACAACAGCTTGTGGTGTTCACCAGATGGCATCCGGATGACCTTGCCGGGCATCTGTTGAAAGTGCAAGGCGTTTACGACCCAATCACCAATCCTGATGGATGGGTTGTTGTCATCTTCAAGGCAATCAAAGAGGGTGCGCCGACCGAATATGACCCACGAACAGAGGGTCAGGCACTTTGGGAAGCAAAGCATTCATTGAAGCAATTGCAGTCCATCCGGGAACGCAACCCGCAAGTCTTTGAATCCCTGTACCAACAGAATCCACAACCCGCAGAGGGTTTGATGTACAGTTCCGGATTCGTGGAATACGAAATCAAACCGGCAACCAAGGTCAACAAGCGCAAGGCGTATGTTGACACGGCGGACACCGGCGAAGATTACTTGTGTGCCATCATCTATGATGAAACCGAAACGGTCAACTATATTGTGGATGTCCTCTACACGACCAAGCCGATGGAATTCACCGAACCGGCACTTGCCCAGATGCTGACCAAGCACAAGGTTGCGGAATGTGTCATCGAATCCAACAACGGCGGTCGTTCCTTTGCCCGTGAAGTGGAGAAACAGACCCGCTTGTTGGGCAATCCAACCACCAAGTTCAAGTGGTTCTTCCAAGGTCTGAACAAACAGGCGCGAATTTATTCCCATTCCGCAAGTGTCCAGAACCTTACCATTATGCCGAAAGGGTGGAAAACCATCTTTCCGGAATTTGCCGCCGCCATAACCGGTTACCTGAAAGCCGGGAACAATGCCCACGATGATGCGCCGGATGCTTTGACGGGAACGATTGAGAAACGACCGATGAAGCAACGCACGGATGTGGCGGCTTTGTTCGGTTATTAACCCATAAAACTTTCACGATATGCCTATAACAGACATTTTTCAGTTGGCAACCGCCAATGAACAGATCGCGGAACTGAAATCAAGAAGATACATTCCGCAGCCGGATGTCGCACACGCCAACAAGGTTCTTGACCCCAAGTTGCACGACATCAACGATGTCATCAAACGACCTGACAAGCGTGTCATCGTTACTGATGACCAAGCATCAGATTCCGCCCAGAAAGTCATTGACACGGGCGGTGAATCCAAATCCTACAAGACCGAAAAGGTTGCAAGGGTCAGTCTTGCGTTGCAAAAACTTATCATCAACCGCGCCGTTTCGTTCACTTTCGGCAATCCGGTTGATTACGAAGCAACGCCGGAGAATGAGAACCAACAGGCGGTCAAGAAAGCCTTTGACCGCATTCTGTATGATGTCAAGTCAACATCCTTGAACCGTAAGGTCGCAAGGGCGTTGTTCAGCTACAAGGAAGTTGCCGAAATATGGTATCCGGTTGAACATCAACACACCACTTACGGGTTCGCATCGAAGTTCAAGTTGAAGTGCCAGATCGTTTCGCCGATGTTCGGTGATGAACTTTATCCGTACTTCGATGATTCCGGTGATATGCTTGCTTTTTCCAGATCATTCAGCAAGACCGGAACGGACAATGTGACAACAGAATACTTCGAAACATACACGGACAAGTTCCATTATCTTTGGCAGAACACATCCGCCGGTTATGTTCTGGTTGACGGTTATCCGAAACCCGTTGCCATCGGCAAGATTCCGGTTGTTTACGCATATCAGCCGCACTTCGAAACGGAAGATGTTGACCGCTTGATTGACCGTCTTGAAACGCTTCTGTCCAACTTCGCCGATACCAACGATTATCACGCATCACCGAAAATCTTTGTCACCGGTCAGATCAACGGATGGTCGAAGAAAGGCGAATCCGGAAGTGTCATTGAGGGTGAAGATGGCGCAACGATGCAATATGTATCTTGGCAGAACGCACCGGAATCCGTCAAGTTGGAAATCGAAACGCTTTTGCGGATGATTTACACCATCACCCAGACACCGGACATCAGCTTTGATTCCGTCAAGGGTCTGAACCTTTCCGGAATTGCCTTGAAGCTGTTGTTTATGGATGCCCACTTGAAAGTTCAGGACAAGCGCGAAATCTTCGATGAATATCTTCAAAGGCGTTCCAACATCATTCTTGCGTATGTCGGCAAGTTCAACACCAAGTTGGAGAAAGATGCACAGATGATGGAAATCAAGCCATCCATCACACCTTACATCATCACATCGGAAAAAGATGATCTGGACTTCTGGATGACCGCCAATGGCAACTTGCCTGTTGTGTCACAGGAAGAATCCGTTGAAAGGGCAGGTCTTTCCCGTAACCCGGAACTTACGATGCAGAAGTTGAAAGAAGAACAGAGTGCCGCCAACACATTCGAACTTGGCGAACCAACACTTGATGCGTGATGATTGATATTCAGTACACCGCAACGAAGAACAATGTTCACATTGTGGATTCGTATAAGTGCAAGAAGCGTGATTTCGGTGACATCTTGACCGGCATTGAAGCGGATTCCAAGGATGTGACCGATGTGTTCAAAAACCGTTCAATTGGGTCTTTGAAGCGTGAATGGGTTGCGCACAACTTCTGCCATTCCATCGGCTTCAAGCCTGAAAGAACGGCATCCATTGACTTGAATTTCCCACAAAAGTGGTACATCCGTGCAATGTATTTCGTTGCCGGTGTGCTTGCGTGGGTGTTCGTTGATTAACCTTGTCCGGAATCGTGGTGGGAAGCAATCTGATGCACCACCCATTGAGCCTTAAAAAGCATTGCAGATTCGACCGACCCGCCACTTCCGGACTTTAACACAGATGAAAATGAAGAAACTGATTGCATTGATGTCCGTCTTTTTGCTTGTGATGGCTTGCGGCAACCCGGAAACAGCTTCCGGATATGTCGTTGGTAAACGATATGAACCTGAACACACAACCATCGTTTATAATGCCGCCTTGCAAATGCCGCAAACGCATCATTATTCGGATGAATGGATTGTGTGGATTGCCGATTCAATCGGTATCATCAAAGTCCACACAGATCCAATCACTTTTTCGGAGATTGAAAAGGGACAATATGTCATAATGCGCACAACAAAGTAAATTCGTATGGCAAAGAAGCAACAGTCATCCAAGCGCAAGGTCGTGGCGTTTTCCGTCAAGGGATGGAACACCGCGCATTATTCACATACGGAACAATACGCCAAGATGGTTGAAACCCTTTTCAGGCGTGCGGAAGCGGACATCGTGTTCGGCGTGGCAAATGTCAACCCGGATGCGGGAAAGGTGTTTTCTTTCGATGACTATCCGGGCGCAAAGCGTATGGTGGCAAAGACCATCAGCGAATTGACCGCCAATGTGACAACCGTCATCAGCAAGGGTTCACGCAAAGAATGGCTGTTTGCTTGCCAGAAGAATGATGCTTTCCTTGCATCCATCCTTGATACGACCAAGATGTCATCCAAAAGGCTTGCTTCGATGCAAGACCGCAATCTTGACGGGTTGAAAGCCTTTCAGGAACGCAAGGTTGACGGAATGGATCTGTCAAAGCGCGTGTGGAAATACACAGATCAGTTCAAAGACCAACTTGAATTGGCACTTGATGCCGGTCTTGGTGAGGGAAAGAGTGCCGACCAACTTTCAAGGGATGTCCGGCAAAGTCTGAAAGACCCAAACCGCTTGTTCAGGCGTGTCCGCGACAAGCACGGCAATCTGGTTCTTTCCAAGGCTGCAAAAGCATTCCATCCCGGACAAGGTGTTTACCGGTCATCGTACAAGAACGCAATGCGTTTGACCAGATCGGAAATCAATATGGCATATCGTGAAGCCGATTGGCAACGATGGCAACAGCTTGACTTCGTTGTGGGCATAGAAATCCATCGAAGCAAGAATATCAAGTGCGATTGTCCGTTGTGTGACCGCCTTGCCGGAAAATATCCGAAAACATTCAAGTTCAAGGGTTGGCATCCTCAATGTATGTGCTATGTCACGCCTGTCCTGATGGATGATGAAACATTCAACCAGAATGAATTGGCGGACTTGAAAGCCGCATTGCGCGGAACACAGGCGAAACACTTCCAATCCAAGGATGCTGTCACCGATGTTCCGGATGGGTTCAAAGATTGGGTGAAAGACAACCTTGATTCCCAGAAGTATTGGAAGAATACGCCATATTTCGTGCGTGACAACTTTGTTTCCGGGGATCTGTCAAAGGGATTGAAGCCGTTGATGACCGCCATAAGACCAGGGATTGAACCGGCAATTGAATCCCGTGTTCCATACGAAGAACTTGACCAATCCGCAAAAGTGCTTTGGGAACGCTTCAAGATGGATTTTTACCCAATGTTGTGGGAATGGGAATCAGCTTGTCATTTCAATGAAGTTCCCGGAATAGATCTGTATGCCCAACACTTGAAAGAAGCCGTTCAGAAGAACGAATGGTGGCGTGAAAGTGAATTGCGTGCCGAATATACCAAGGTTGATGAAGCACTTAAATCGAAGATTGCCGATTTCAAGTTTATGGCGGAACGGGGCATTCAAGAATTTGAATCCGTTGCGAAAGATGCCGGTGAATGGCTTGGTTCTTTTGATGCCGCCATCCGGCAGAATCACGAATATATGGCAAATGAAGCGAAAGAACAGTTCCCAAATTACAAGTCAGTTGTCAATTCGATGGAACACGGTTCTTTGAATGTTGCCAAGTTGCGTGAACGCATCCAGAAAGCCAAAGACAATTATCGTAATGCCATTGATAAGGCGAATGCGGCAATTGCGAAGTATGGCAAAGACAACGATGTTTCCAAACTTGTTTCGCTGACCAAGGCACAAAGAACCGCGCTGCACAATGCGGAAGTTATCACCAAGGAAATCGAATTGGAGATTGCGAATGTCGAAGCAAACGCCAATGCGGTCAGGGTGACTTGTCCGCCAGAACTTCAAATCGGCGCGGATTATCTTCTTGGTGAAGATTATGAATTCAGTCCGGAATTCTTTGCGCTTCTTGACCCAAAGAAGCCGGTCAAATTGATAATCAAGAACGATGATAGTGGTTCGTATGAAAATGGTGGAAATAAAGTTGTTCTTGCAAACGAAAAGAGGGCAAAGGATTCAAAATGGGAAAAGAAATCTGTCGTATATCACGAATTCGGTCACGCCGTTGGTGACCAACGAAGAATCCCTTACGGTGATGACAAAGAATTCCTTGAAATGCGGTCGCGCCAAAGCAAGGCTTTGAAAGCAAAGACAAAAATGACCTACAAAGCCAGATCCTATGATTATTCAAAAGGGAAATATGTTGTCCAGACTTATCAGGCGCGGTCTTTGGTTCAAGCCATTGATAAAAAATTGGAAAGATTAAGTTCGGCTGCGTGGCGTTGGGATAACGATGTGTGTCTGCGAAGATGGGGTTACAGTAAGCACGACATCATTGAAATGGTCTGTTCAACCCGTGACACCATCAAATCACTTGTTCCATCATACGGTGATGGACATTCTGATTCATATTTCCGCACGCCGGGGCTCAAAGAACACGAATATCTTGCCCATTGTTTTGAAAACGCATTCTTGGGGAATCCCATCTTCAAAATGTATATGCCGGACATATACAACGAAATGGTTGCATATATCCGGACATTGAAACCCGCAAAGTAACGGGTTAAATAGAATACATCACGCCATCAGGAACAGACCCAATGATTTCAGCACCATCAGGGATGCTTTCCTTTGGCGGATAACAGATCGAAAGCGTTTTGCCATTTTTGACGGTTTGTTCAAGAATCCGAAACGCTTTTTCCATATCACCACACGCCAACGGCAAAAGCCGGACAATTGAACGGTAATCGGCATCGTTGTGGTCTTGCGTGTAATAGGTGAACAGATCTTCACCAGATAATTTCTTGGGGTTTAGTTGTGCCATAAATTTTATTTGTTGATGACACCCATCCGGATGATGCAATGCTTGTTCTGGAATGGGTGGTTTTCCTTGATTCCATAATTCCACAATGCTTCCTTGCCAATGCCCAGATCATCCGGTGTGAATTCCCGGAAGATGGCGGCAATGGTTGGGAAATAGTGGTTTTCGCCATTGATTTCAAGATGGATTATCTTCTTGGTTCGTGCCATTTTATGAATGCTTTACAATGGTTCTGTCAGAGAAATCGAAGATTGCCGGTTCTTCTGCATACGCGGCTTTCTTGATTGCCCGGAAGAACGCCTTGTCTTGCGTGCGGATGTTGAACAGGAACTGTTTCACTTGTTCCCAATGGAACACCATCACTTCGTTCTTGGCGCAATAGAAACCGCCCGTATTGCCCGCTTGATTGTGCAAGGCAACAAGATGTCCATCCTTGAAGTAAGCGCGGTGAATAACGCCGCTTTTGAAGCGTTTCTGGATGGTTTTGCAAGTGGCGTAATATGCCATTATCACCTTGTGGCGTTCAAATGCCTGTTTCAGTTCTTCTTGTTCGTTGTTTCGGAACGCCAATTTCTTCACCGCCAGATCGTGCCGCAATTCGGCAATGTTGATTTCACCCGTTCCGGTCGCAACGGTGTACGGAAGTTCGCCATCATTGAACATCCGGACAGCTTTGACAAAGTTTTCCTTGTCAACGATGCGGTCACGCAAGTTGGTAAGGAATTCTTCCGACAATTCAAACATTTCGGCAAGTTCAGGGATTGTGATGTCTTTCTTCATCTTTGCAAAGGTATTAAAATTGTCCGTTAAAAGGGTTCTTTCCAATGGTCTGGATGGCATCCATCCTTTCGATGATTGCACCGGCGGTTGTCCTGATGTACTTGGTCACGCGGAACGCACGACCCTTGATGAACTTCACATTCTGGTTAAGCGGCAAGGATGCGAAGTTGTAACAATCAACCTTATAGTGTTGGTCATAGTCCTTGAATTCAAACACGAATCCATTGTAAACATATTCGCCATCTTGGTTCAGGTTCGTGCCAAAGAAGATGTTGAACGGTTGCCCGGCATCAAGCGTTTCTTTGAATTCCTGGTACTTCCGGATGCTTTCCAGATCATCACCGGAAAGGATGTTGTCACCGATGACTGAATATCCGTGTTCGTTGAGTGTCCGGATGGCGTGCGATTTCTGGATTGGTGACAGCTTGGGAAAGACAAAGCGGATGTAATCCATATCGGAACAATCAAGAATGCTTTCGCCGATGAACTTGCCGGAATGGAAGCAATCATCGGTTATCCTTGCATCACATTTGCGGGTGATGAACTTGTCCACCGGTTTCAGATCATCCACGATTTCGGCATCCGGATAACACAAACGAACCTTTTCTTCATCCTTTGAAAAGTTCTTGATGAATTCATAATGAATCCAAGCACCGATGATGCCGTTGTCGGTCGTGATTTCCGGTGTGCTTGTCACCCGCCAGAGGGTGAAATAATGGGGCATTCGCCCAATGATGATTTTGTTGTCCATAGATTATTGTTTTGAAAATAAAGTCGGTTGGTTCTCCGTCAGCTTTTTCACCCGTGCGATTTCGGCATCAACAAGGTGTTCCAAACGCTTGCTTTCTGCAAGTTGACCCCGTGTCCGGATTCCCTTGTTCAGATATGCGATTTGCGCTTCACGCATTTCGCACACAAGGTCAAAGAATTCTTTTGCTGTCATAGGGATATGATTTTGAATGTCGTGAACAGAAGCGTGATTGAATCCAATTGAACGCAATGTCCAACAATTTCGTTCTGGTTGAAATAATCAACAAGGCGTTGAATCACCACATCCCTTTCGACAACGCGCTTGTCAATGAAGAAACCGTTGTCCTTTTCGTTGAAAAAAGATTGATTACCGGACTTGTAATCATTCCACTTGCCATTTTTCAGCGCATCATCGAACAATTCTTTGATGTCCGCGATACCTTGTTCCAATGTCTTTTTATTCATAATGTTATTATTTAAGATAGTTACCACATTTGAAACCCTTGCGGGGTTCGTAATCCTCAAAGTTGCATTTGTTTAGGACTTGCGGGCGGTTTGCCCACCTTTGCAGATCCCGTTCATACATTGTCGGTTCACGCTTGTTTTCGTAATCCCGGAACGGCATCACCCAAGCGGAAATGCCAAGGTCACGGCAAGTGTAAATCCGTTTCAAGTCCTGTTCGATGGTTGAATTGAATCCAACCAGAATGTAACAGACAATCTTCCAAGGCTTGATGTACTTGACCATATTCTTCAACCGATCTGTCAAGTCCACATTCGGCAGATCCCACGCGATATGGATTCCACCGCGCATCTTGATGCGGTTCAACCACCACGCCTGTTCTTCATCAAGAATCCGGACATCAATGCCGTGAAAGTTGATTGGTTGCTTGGTGTTCATCAGGTATTTGACCGCCGTGCGCCATTCCGGATTGGCGAAGAAATTGTTGTCCAGAACTTCAATCCATTGCCCGTTGGGGTTCAGTTCAACCGGGTCAACGGGGTGAATAAGTCCTTCTTTTTCCCGGACAAGGCAAAATGGACGATGGCGGATGCATCCACGCGAAAGGAACTGAACCGAAAACGGATATTGCGGATAAATGGAATAATCCATCTTCTTGGATGATTCGATTTCTTCTGGAAGATGGCTTTTGATGTCATAACCCGTGCCGCCTTTGATGACCGGGCAATTCCAAGGCGTTGTGTCATCCGGTGAGAAAGTGAAGATTTTGGATTTATAGACCAGATCATAAGCACCGAACAATGGTGATGCCCATTCAACACGGTCACCCATTGCCTTGTGGAAAGCGGAAATCTTCATCAAGGCGAAGTTCGGAAAGTTATGACCGTCAACATCAACAAGACCAATGTTTGCCATAATCGTGCGCTAAAATTTGAACCGGAACAACCGGCATACATATCCAAGGTATGATTCGCCACCAATGACCTTTGGGCATTCCACTTCTTCACCAGAAACATTTGTTGCCCACTTGCAATTCATACAACAATGCGCCGGATGCGCCTTGGCAACCGGCTTTGATTTACATTTCGGCATTTGACAATTCAAGGATTAGTTTTGACTTATGGGTTGGAAGTTCCACTTCGTAAACTTCCGCATAGGCTTGATCTGGCGTTTCGCACGCTTTCAGATGTTCTTTTGCGACCCGGATGGCATCTTGCTTCCGGTCATAGTATCTTGTTGCCATATCACCGTATTTCATTGGGAAAACGGCTTTGAATTTGCTTTTCCTTTCCGTCTTGGCAACGGATTCCTGTTGGATAAGGA